CAGGTCGTCGAACGGCACGGCTTACTTCTTCTTCTTCGTCTCTTCGGGGGGCTGGTTGGCGGCGTCCGCCGACTCCTGCACCTCCTTCAACTCCTCGTCGCCGCTCTGCGCCTCGGCCCGCCCCTGCCGGATGTAGGCGGCGGCGCGGTGGAACGGAACCTGCGCGACCTTCTTCGGGTAGTCGGGGCCGTAGTCCTCGCCGCCGTCGGAGGTGTTGACGATGAACTTGATCTTGACGAGCCGCTTCGGGTCGTCGTCGTCGGTGGTCTTCAAAGGCATCTCAGTCTCTCCCCTGTCTGCGCCCGCGGCGCTACGTAGTTCCTCAACTCGCTTCTCTACGAAGCCCATTAGCTGCCCGTCAGGCCGGTGCCCTTGCTGAACGCCTCGGGGTGGCGGTACGCCATATCCACCATCAGGAAGAGCACGAGGCGGATGAGCCCCTTGCCCGCGAGCGTGTACGGGTCGGTCAGGATTTCCATTGCGCCCCACTCGCCGACGAGCAGCTCCGACCAGACGCCGAAGGCGATGCCGTGCTCGTTCGTGCCCGCGCCCATGTCCTTACGCACCTGCGTCGAGACCTCGGCGCGGTAGCCGTTCATCTCGCCCTGGCCGGCGCTTCCCGTCCAGATGGCCTCCCCGTTCGTGCCGGTGAACTTCTGCGTGGTCTTCGCCGCGCCGCGCACGCCGGGCGTCGTCAGGTAGCCCATCTCGTTCACGTCGGCGTCGGCCTCGGCGATGACGGTCTCCATCTGCACGACCTTCGGGAAGGTGATGGGGCCGCCGAAGGCGACGGGGTTGACGCCCGACGCCACGTAGATGCCGGTCGGCTGGTTCGACGAGCCCGAGCCGTGAAGGGCCGCGCGGTCGATGCCGAGGGCGGCCGTCTTGCGCAGGTCGTTCGTGACGAGCGTGTCCACGACGCCCGCCGACTGGCGGAGGAGCTGGCGCGAGTAGGACTGCTGCGCCATCGCCGTCTTCGGCGAGAGCATCACTTGGTCGAGCGCGATGTTGCTCTCCGTCACGTCCGCGCCGGGGTTCTCACCGACCCAGTAGAGCGTGCCCGCGCCGGTCTGCTTCGGGAAGGCGACCGCGCCGGTGAGGCCCGGCAGGAGTTGGGCGCCGAGGGCGAAGACCTTCGCGCGGGCGCGCAGCATGTCGATGAACGAGCCCGGCTCGGTGAAGAGGATGTCCGCGCCGGTCGTCGCGCCGCCGGTGGTCAGCGGCGTGCGCTTGTACTCGGGGCCGCCGTAGAGCGTGAGGCCCGTCGGCACGAAGATGGAGTTATTGTTCTGCGGCGAGCGCCCGAGCTTCTTGCTGATCTCGTTGGAGACCTCGCGCTCGAAGCCGTCGCCCCCGTCGGCCGCGAGGATGATCGCCCGGCCGATGGAGTATTTCTTCTTCTCGGCCGGCGTCAGGTCAACGGGCGACTTGCCCGGTTCGACCTGCGGCTGCCCTTCGCGCATCCTCTTCAGCGCCTCGGCCTTGAACTCGGCGAGGGGCTTGTCGGCGGCGACGAACTCGCGCGCGAGCGCCGCGTAAGGCTTCGCGTCGTTGCCTCGGTCGAGCATCTCGGCGAGATTGATAATCTCTTCTCTCTCTTCCATGACATTCTCCTTCGGGGTGATACTCGCGCCGCGCGCTGTGGCGGCGGTCGCCGGCTCAATCGGGGCTTGACGCCCTTCCTCTTCCGCAGAAGCCGCCGCGCATTCGGGACAGCCTTCCACGTCGCAACTCTCGGGGTTATGCGCCCTCGCCCCTTCCTCGCCTGTTGGCATCGCCCGCCCCACGCCCGCCCCCAGGTCGGCCTGGGCGGAGACGATAGAGCCCTCCACCGGCTCCCAAAGCTCGGCGCGGTAGACGGGATAACCGTCTATCTCGCCCTCGGACTTCGGGGCGAACCTGTGGACGATGAAGACGGCGGAGGTCGGCGTGAAGTCGCCCGCGGCGAGGTCTTCCTTGACCTCCTCGTAAATCTCGTTCGCGTAGGGACGCGTCGAGAATCGGGCGCGGGCCCTTAAGGTCTTGCCGTCCGACTCGGCGTCGCGCAGGCGGCCGAGGCGGCGGTCGGGGTCGTGATTTTCGAGCAGGGGCGCGGAGGTCTTCAGGCGGTCGAGCTTGATACACCCGGGCGAGTGGTCGAGCTTGATGTAGGCGAAGCCATGGAAGATGGGCCGGTCGGTCGTGAGCACGAGCCGGACGGTGCGACTCCCCTCGTCGAGCGCGTCGGCGACGGCGACGGCGCGGCTCTCCGCCTCCTCCAGCGGAAAGGAGTGCTTGAGCGGCTGGCCGATGAGCTTTTTAAGGTCTTCCGAGAGTGCCATAGCTTCGCCGGGGGCGAGCCCCCGAGCGGCACTATGGCACGGGCTAAAACGATTATGTTGTAAATGGGTTTCAGTCGCGCTTGGCGTCGGTCGCGGCGGCGATTTGGGCGAGCGCCACGAGGTCGCCGCTCTTCGTCAGCACGCCCTTACTGTTCAGGTACTCCTGCTCCTCCGCGAGCCTGTTAACGACCTCTTCGAAGTCTCCGCCCTGCTCGGCGATGAAGCCCGAGCGGGTCGCCAGCCCGCGGTCAATCGCCTCGCCCGCCGCCGCGATGTCCTTGAGCGGGTCAACCCACGGCCAGCCGCGCGGCTGAAAGTCCGGGCTCTTCAGGCGGTCGAAGTCTGAGGAGAGGACGTTGAGTGCGCCCGTCAAAATCCCGCGCTGAAGGAAGCGTCGGTAGACTCGCCGGCAGAAGTGGTTGATAAGGAAATTCTGAAGGGTGCGGTAGTTGTCGCGGTCGTCCAGGAGTCCGACGCGGGCCGAGGAGTAGTTAACCGCCTTGAGGTCATTCCCCAGAGCGAAGTAAGACACGTCGAGGCCCGCGGCGGCGCCGCGCAGTACGGTCGAGGTGAACGGGTCGAAGTCGCCGTTAGGGTGCTGCGCGTCGATGGTCTTCACGTCGTAGCCGGGCGGCAGTTCCCGCAGGATGCCGGGCGCGTACTCGGCCTCAATCGGGGCGTGATCCCCTTCCTCCATAGGGATGCCTGCTTTTTCGTCGTTGCGGGGCGGGATGACGAAGCCCATGCTGCACGCCGAGATGTGGGCGTTGATGAGCGCGGCCTCCTCGAACTGGCCGAGCTTGCGCAGGTTCCACATGGCCGCGTGCGCCCACGGCACGCCCCTGATTTGGCCGTCGTCCTCGAAAGGCAGGAAGGAGTGAATGACCTGCTCGGCCGGGACTCTCACGCGCTCCATACTCTCGGCGGCTGAAGGGCTCACGTCGTAGCGGGGGGTCGTGAAGTAGTAGGCGACGGGGCGGTCGTAGCGGTCCACCTCGACGGACATCACGATACGGTTGCCGCCGCCTTTCGGCGTCTCGTTGAAGGTCTCGTCGAGGTATGCGACATCGTAGAACTTGAGCGCGAAGCCGAAGGGGTTATTTGCTTCGATGAAGCGGCACAAGAATTCCCCGTCCCGCGCCATCGTATTAATCGCCATCCCCTGCGCGTCCACCCACGACATCTTTCCAGATGCGGAACAGTTCTCGGGCAAAGCCCATTCCCTGAACTGCCCCTCGACTTCGTTGTTGAGCCGTTCGTCCAGTGCGGTCCCGCGCTTGGCACGTACCTGGAGCTTGATACCCCCCGGGCCGATGACGTTCCGGCGCACTATGCCGAGGAAGCGCTTCATGCTCGGGTTATTCTTCGCCATCTCCCTGCTCTCTGCGCGGAGGCCGCGCAGGTGGCGGAAGATGTCGGTCTGGTAGGTCGTGGACATCGCCGGCCAGTCGGAGCGCAGGGGGTTGACCGAGGAGGCGGCGTACCGCCGGGCGGCACTGTAGGCGCGAGCCAGTCGGCGGACGCGCGCCTCCTCCTGCCTGCCCTCGGCCATCTGATTTTCGAGCTGTAACGCGGCCGCGGTGCGCCGCCGCTCCTTCACCACCGCAGACATCGGGGGAAGGTCGAGCCGTAAAGGATTCAGGGCCATAACTCACCTCGGATAGATAGTCTTAAAGTAGGAGGCGCCCTTCGCGCGGGCCGCGCGCCGCTTCTCCGCGTTCACCCGCTGCGCCAGGCTCTCTTCGAGCCTTAACAGGTCTTCGCGTGAGTAGTTGCGGAGGCGGCGGCTGCTGCCGACCCCGCCGATTTCGTACTCCATCACGCCCGCGGAAGATGCGGGCACGAGCGCCGCGCGCACCGCGTCGAGGTCGCGCTCCGCCTGGGTGCGGTTATCAACGGGGGTGTTGGCTTTGAAACTCCTGCCGATTGTCGCCACGCCCGAGTCGGCAAGCCGCTCCTCGCCCCCCTTCGTGACCCACGCCTGCCAGTCCACGCGGCCCGCCGGGGCCTCCGCGGGCACGGCCAGCGTCACCACCCACGAGCCGCCG